AATTTATCTCGCTTTTCTATCAATGCCGACAATGTCATCCATTGTCTCTTTCGCCCAGATAAGTGCGTCGGATAATCCTTTTAAATACCCAACGCGATTTTTGTAGTCCTCATAGTTTTGGGAGAAACCGTTCAGAATGCTTTCTGCCTGTTTCTCCCTTTCTTCTTCAATACGCTCCTCCAATTTGCGGTAGAGGAGCAGGTCCAATGAAGCCATAAAACCCCTTATTCAGTTCCGTTTGCTGTAGGCCATTTTTTCTTTTCCAACCTACCAAGACCGGACCCGGAACCATAATCTTTCTCTTGGTATTTTGGCATTACGTTACCTACGCGACCGCCTGACTTGCGGGGCATAGGAGGCATACCACCACGGCCAGCAAGCGCTGCCATAAGCTGTGGAGGCAATCCACCACCCGGTGCGCCCCCCATAGGAGGTGCTGGAGGCATCATAGGAGGCATTCCGCCCGGAGGCATTCCGCCGGGAGGCATACCGCCCGCAGGAGGCATCATTGGCGGGACAGGAGGCTGACCCATTCCAACACCAGCGCCCAAAGGCCCAGCTTGACCGGATTGTGGGGAAATGATGATGTTGACATTGGTTTTACCCGCTTTAGTGCGACCGCCCGAAGCACGCATTGGGCGGTTGCCCATTGGATTAAATGGACCTTGACCCATAGGGGGTTGGCCCACACCCGGACGCTGCATCATGCCGGGACGTTGCATCATGCCGGGGCGTTGCATCATGCCGGGGCGTTGCATCATAGGATTCATCGCCGTTAATGGTCCGCCATCCATTTTTTTGGAACGGGTTGCCATGCCACCGCTGCACATTTTGCATGAGCAATCCTTGTGATGCATAGCGCGGCCACCTTCAGCCTTAAATGCTTTTGGCTTAAGGATTTTGTGCATTAACTTTTTATCTTGCGCTTCATCCGTATGCATAGCGGCACCACCAGATTTACGCATTGGGCGAACTGGCGGGATCATTGGGCTGCCACCCGGAAGTCCCGCAGCGCGTGGGGCTGGGGGAGCGGAAGGAAGACCCATTTTATTTTTCCGCGCAACCATTGCACCAATTGCCGCTTTTTTCTTTGCGGGGTCCATAGCAAGTAAACCACCGCCAGCTTTATGAATGCGGCCACCTTTTTTGGCGTTTTGGTTAGGAACTTCAAATTGAGTGTTAGGCTTATCGCGGGTCGGTAATGGGGTATCCGTATCTTGCATAAACCAAGCGGGGCCATTTTTTGTAGGCAAACCACGGCCCATACGGTTATCCATTGGATAATTTGATGGGTTTTTCTTTCCAGTTGTTGGAATTTGTGGTTGATTTGGAACCGTTTCAGGGGCGGTCATTTGACCAACGCGGTTAACGCCATCAAGACCAGAATGATGTTCACGACCCTTACGGGCGGATTTGCCAAGATTCTTATGGGCTTTATGACCTTCAACGTTAGCATGTTTGCTAACTTTACCGCCGCGCTTAAAGCGGGATGGGGTAATAGGCATTTTGCCAGCATTGCCACTGTTCAACCCTTCAAATGGGGAACCGCCGCGTTCATCCGTAAACGAAGAGCTGCCATCATCCAATTTTAACCCCATGCGCTGCATTTTTGCGGCGGATGCGGCTTTAGCTTCTTTCTTGTAATCACTCATAATATACTCCTGCTGCGTCCAGCATTAAACGTTTGGATTTTTCACCAATGATTGAAGATCCGGTTTAATTAACTGTTCCGCCGTAGAAGCGCTCTCCGGATGAACTGCAATTTCGCGGGCCAGTTGCAACATGGCAATCCGCTCCTTGCTTTCTCTATCAGCCGCATCGTTCTGAGCGTCAGAAACGGCATGGGCTTCCTTAACTTTAACTTCCGCCATTTTGGCTTGGGAGTCAACCATTTTAGCTTGCGCTAACATCAATGCGGGGTCTGGTGGTGGCGGACCCGGAGGCATTGGCGGCATAAACAGATCCATCGCATCTTCAATGCCAAGCATTGTAAGAATCCGCTCATCAACCTTTTTGGGGTCGTAAAGCGTTGGATTCTGCGTCTGCAATTGTTTAATTGCCATCGCCTTTTGAATACGTACCGCATGAGACGGGGTATTTGGATCAGCAACGGGGACAAGGTTAATATTGTCCAACGCCGTTACTAATGTTTCCGGCGTCCATTGATAGGCTGGGTATTTGTTATTTTCCCAAAAGGCTTCTGGGCATTCCTTAAACAACTCCTTAAGAAGCTGAAACTCACGTGCTTGCGCCGCATGCATGCGTTTATGAACCGCTGATATAACTTTTTGGGCCTGTTCAATTAACGCAATAGTCGTTCCAACGGGAGCTTCAGCATTGCCCTCACCCACATTAGTTTCCGATGTGGAAGCCATGCGCTGGCCGCTGGTTTCAATCAATTGCAACAAATTAAGGAACTGACCATCCACACTGCGGTATGGGAGGGGCATAATGGCGGATTGAATAGGCTGGCCCGCCGTATCAATAGGCATACCACCGCCCGGTGGGATGCGGAACTCATTGGTGTTTTGCCGCCCAGCTTGCTTTGCGTATAAGAAGCCGGGGAAGTTAGCAAACATTCCGTTATCAATGCACAACCGCCATCCGGCGGTTAGCGCCATCGTCGTGTTACCCACAAGGTGTAAAAGGCCAAGACCGTAGAAACCAAAGCCGGGTACGAAGATATAATCAACAAACACTTGCCGACGCAGACACTGTTCATCATCTTCTTTCCACCACCGCCTAATTTCCAGAATTTCCGATGACGTTTTGTCAATGGTCACCCGATATGGCAGTTGAAGGCCCGTTGGTCCCTCATCATCCTCATGCTCATAGCCGGGAAGATCCAATTCGCAATAGCATTCATAAATTTCACGGGGCTGGTTATCCGTATTCGTCATATTGCGGGGGATAACGCCTTGCAATTGTTCAATTTTGTCCTCAACCACGTTATTCTTGGGTGGTTGCACGGAAGAGAGGGGAACGTTGCGGTACATCCCGACCAATTGCAACCGTTTTAGAGTGCTTGGGGACATTTTAATGACGTGCGTAATGCGTTGCGCGGTGGATACCGTCGTCTCCGCATTGGAAACAATAATTTCCGGGATACTGACAAATTCAGAAACCGGGCGGCGGCGAATTGGGCAATAGTAAACCTTTTTAAAAGCGGTCCCACCAAAGCCTAGCGCAAAGAACATCCGTTCCGTATCCGGATAATATTCCGATGCTGTCACCGTAAGATAATGATTAAAATCTTTTTCTAACGCTTCCGCCTGTACATCAATATTAGCGCTGCCCAAACCGTCATTGCGGATCTTTACGGGGCCGCTGGATGGGAGAAGCTCACCACGGGCATTGGCTTGGAAACGAACAATGGACTCAAGAAGGAGGGGGTGGCGGACTGTCGCTTGACCCTCAACCGCCGTTGAACCATCCGTCGCATTGGATCTGGGCGTCTCAATTTTGGTCCCCAACAGATCAAGGCCCATAACGTATTGTTGGAGGAGTTCTTGGCGGGACTCATTATCCTGTTCAATAAGCCGTACAAGTTCATTCGCAATTTGGCCTAATGAACTGTTATCCAAATACAACGCAAGATTTTCGTGGAAATCCCCTTCCTCTTCTTCTTCTTTCTTTTGCGGGCCGCCAAAAGAAATCGTAACGGAGCCATCTGGTAGCTCAACTTTTACGTATGGGGATTTGGGATTAACCTTTACATCCGCATCGCCAGACGCGGTCAAATCCATATCCATTGCATCAAATTCGTCCGGCGTATTTCCCAAAACGGGAACTTGGCGAATGTTCATGGGCGCTAATGGCATAGGTTACACCGGGTAAAGTTGCGATGGACGTGAAGACTTATATAGCATACTTTCAGTTTTTTCCGCTACTATTTCTACTGGTTTACGTGCAAAACCTATAACGCGCAAGTGTGAGAGTGCTTGCGTCATACTATCCACCAAGTCATCGTGCTTTGCTTTTGGGAAAGATTCCGCTTGTTCAATCACTTTTTCCGCCCATTCCATGTCGGGAGCGTAAATCATTCCCTCCGCAAAAAGATGTTGAATTGCGTAGGTACGGGCAACTTTGTCCCCCCTGCCCGGGTCAACCAATTGAATACCCCAGTTTTCCCGCGCAAAATGCGTCCGAAGTTCTTGGGCGACGGACAGCCCAGCCGCCTTGGATTCAATTAAAAGTTTATCAATCTTAAATTTGTTAGATAACTCAACAGTTTTTTTAACAAGTTGTGGAAACTCCAACCTATCCTGCCATGCATATATTAACATAATGCGTTGGTTATCTTGGCGGTCTGTCCACACGCCCCATATAGTCATAGCACTATAATCGTTTTCTTGGCGGGTGGTGTAGGCGGTGTCCAATGAGGCGATAACGTATTCAAAAGGCGGAAACACACTTTTGCGTAATCCTTCCGCGCCGGATACGGTTTCGTCCCACAGCACCCACCAATCGCGCTTTATAATACCGCCGCCTTTAGGTTTTGGCCGTTGCTGTAATTGACCCGCCGCCGCAAATGGACCAAGGGCGGATTCTAATGACGCGACTTCGTCATCACCAAACCGATCTTGAACCAGCAACTCACCCTCTTCGCGGTCATCAATATACCACGGCGTGATACACCGACGGTCTGATTCAAACCGCATAGGGAGGCACAAATGAACCCAATTCCCCGTATCTTTGGATAAAACGTGGCCCGTAAGATCCGATTCGTGTAGCCGCTGCATAATAACAACGTACGCACCAGTCTTAGGATCGTTAAGACGGGTAGACATGGATTGGTCCCACCATTCCAGCGTCCCTTGCCGGACAAGATCCGACTCAACTTCATTGGCGTTGTGGGGATCGTCAACTAGAATAATTGATCCACCTTCACCCGTAAGAGCGCCGTCAACCGATGTTGCTAGGCGGTAGCCACCTTTATCATTGTCAAATCGGACTTTGGTGTTTTGGTCCGATACAATTTTAAATTTATTCCCAAAATGACGTTGGTACCACGGGGATTCCAACAAGCGCCGGGTTTTAATGGAGTCACGGATGGAGAGGGATTGCGCGTAAGAGGCGTATAGGAACTGTACATGTGGACCAGAAAGTGGTCCAATATCGGATTGCGCCCATGTCCAAGCGGGGAAACAAACGGAAACCATAGAGGATTTGGACGTACGGGGCGGGACGTTAATGACCAGCCGCCGGATCTCCCCACGGGTTACCGCCTGTAAATGTTCCGCGATAGCCTCAAGGTGCCAACCATATTTGTACGGGTTAGGGTCAATGTATTTCCAAGCCCCCGCGACAAAATCCACCATTTTTTCTTCAAAGTTAAGGCGTTCAAGCTCCCGGGCAGCATCTTCCGGATACTGCTCAATCGCTTCTTCTAACGTTTTTGCGTGTAAAATGGTGCTACTCTTCGGAAAGTTCATCAAAAACTTCACCTTCTATTATTTTAGGGCCGCCAATTTTGTCCCTAACCTTACTAATAAGGTATGCGCGTTCTTCATAAGATAATTGACCAAAATCAAAGATAACTTGTGGGCGGCCAATATCCGTCTGGTCCGGTTTATCTTTCCATCCCATTTGAGATCTGGTCAGGTAAATCCCCGCGTTAATAGAGGATGGGGTATCTTTCATCGCTTGTTGATAAAGATTTTCCACAACCAGCGCGTTTGCAATTTGCCGCCCGTTTTTAATCTCATTTCCGTACTCACGGTGTAACCACGCGCGGGAAACCCCAACAATATCCGCGATCTCATCCAGTGTCGTACCCCGTTTAGCAAGGCCCATTATGGTCTTGCGTACCATAGCGTCGTCGGGAATCTTTCGTTTGCGGCCCCGTTTCTTACCTTTGTATTCCGGCTCGTCTGGTTTTTGAGTAAGACGATTGGCGTTGGTAATTGCTTTCATTTTCCTACTCCTTTCTATTTACTATATCGCAAAAGTTGATTAAAATGCAAGTAGCTTAAAATGGAGAACACAATGTCGGAAAAAATTTGCG